CAACCGGTGCTTAAATTGTTTAGAGTGTATATATCATTTCAACACTCTAGGTGCTTGTACCTTACAGATGACCAGTAGATAATCCGCCTTTGAGACCGCCAACTAAGACGACGTGGTAATACAACTCAGCTCCAAAGATGTTGTCAACAACACCATATCGAGTGAGAAGACCAACACGTGGGCTGAAATCGTTAGGACCAATCGTGCGTTGAACCATGACCGGAATGTATGGGCAATAAATGATACCTGTGTCGTAAAACTCAGGACCTTTATAACCTAACAATGCATACTCGACTTGGTTGCTACGTAAGCCTTGCTCACGTTGCGCTTCAGTACGAGTGTCACGGTACACGTTGAACCTTCCACCGAGGTTACCAACCTTAGCAACTCCAACAGGCTGTGTGTTGACGTTACCATTGACTGGCATCCATGTAAACTCAGGAAGCATCTCCAAAATAGCGCAAACAGATGGGCTAGCAACAATAAAGTTAGCTGCTCCACGGCGGTTGCGTATAGCGATACGATTTGCTTCAACAATGAGTTTGGCGTAAAGGTCACGATTACGTTCTGCCATCCAGCGTCCATCAGCAGTTTCAGCGAACCATGCGCTGTAGCCTTTGCCTAATCCTCCTTGAAGTGCTGTTTGGATCATACGAACAATCATTTCACGATCGATTTCGGCTTGAAGCTCGTAACTCATCGCGTTGGTGAGTTCCGTATCAATGTCGATACCGTTCATGTTTTTCAAGTCTTGTTCGAGTTCCACACTCCAATTCGCGGCAAGCCTACGTGTTCCTGCTTCTACTGCAGTCTTCTCGAAACTAACTTCGATTGTTGGAATGTTACTTCCAAGCTCGAAATCACCTAAGAGAGCTGCAACACCAGCATCTTGAGCGAGTGAATCAAATGCAACATCACCTTTACCAGCAGTAAATCCGAAATCCGCAGAGGTTTTCGAGATATTGCTACCAGTTAGGGAGGCGCTGCTTTTACCAGTGAAACGGGTATCAAGATATTGATATCCTAACTCACCGTCAACTGCACTACCAGCAAGAGAACCGGCAGTGTTAGCAGCTCCAGCTGCATCACTGTACGCTTGCGCGCCAGCGGGACCACTACCTGTGTAACTACCGTCCTTACCTTTGCTGTTGGTATGACCAAGCATGTCTGTTGCATACTTGTATCTCAACGCAAAAGCGAGTCCGACAGGTCCACTCATGGGCTGTACACCTACTAATTCATTAGTTAGCAACTCAGGGAATGTACGACGTATCATCGGGATCAGAATCTTTGGCAAGCGGGCATCACCTTGAGCGTAAGCGGCGTCCCCAGTAGATGGGAAATTGCCTGCTGTGCTTCCAGCGTTGACGCTACCTCCAGAGAATACTCCTCCGTTACCACCGCTGATGTTCGCTTCGTTCAAGCACCAGGACTCTTGGTTTTCCAAAAGCATGGCAGTGTTGAGACGAGTATGATCATCTTCGATAGGTGCAACGTTTGCTGAATTGTAGTCGAGTACTGGACCCCACTTCTCTAGCAACACACGTGCGCGACTTTCATCGATATAAGCTTGAGTTGGTTTAATAACTTTTGACATATTGTGTTTTTCTCCTTGACCTTGTTACTCAGGTATCGCTACCTCATCTGTAAATTAGTAACGTCCGAGTTCTCCCATGTATGTGTTAAACAACTTGGAGTCGTCGGCGTTATCGTCTAAATTGCTACTTGTTTCTACTGGAGCAGGCTTTTCTTGCACACTTTCAGTGATCACATCAACATTGCTCTTTTTCCGGGCGCGATCTTGCTTGGCCTGGTCTCTTAAGGAGCTTCTGATGTTGTCATCTTCTTTTTCAAAAAGTTTCAATGTGTAATCAAAGTTTTCTGCAATAAATTCTGCTGGTTTGTCCTGCAACACACGTTTTACATATTCTTTCTTACGCTCCGGTAGACCTTGTGTTTTACGCTCCAAAATCAATTCAGCTTGTGCTCTGTCTAGCGTTTCTTTGAGCTTTTTATTTTCAGATTTGACACGCTTTGATTCTGATGTTGATTCGACTATTTGTTTTTTACCGTCCATTATGGCATCTTTGATTGATTCTTTGGCTAACATTCCATCAACTGCTAGTACTTGTCTCAGCTCGGACAATACACTTGTAGCGCGCTTGTTGTTTACTGCTTCTTGTATTGTTTCTGTCGGTACTGCCTTTTCTAAATATAGTTCCAAATAGTTGCTTATGTTATCAATCAAGCTCTCTTTTAATTCTTTCGCTTCACCATCAAGCGC